CTACTGGAGACCATACATCACCGTACTCATCTATTTCAGATTCGTGTTCATTTAACCCGTCATCCATAAACCCAAATGGTGCCATATCCTGTTCTAATGCATTTTGTTGCTCAGCAAAGAGAGCATTACGCATATCTATATTAACTAACTCTTTAAAATATGCCTGATTCGCAACCCAAGAGAAAATTACAAGACACATAACTAAATCATCATTACATCCCTCTTCAGCCTCCCAAGATTTACCTCTAGATATAAAGGTTGATAATTCTGCAATCGTATCGAAATCTTGAATTATCATTTTATCACCTTCTAGTAGTGATTTTAAGTTAGAACATCCTACTCTTTTTGCAGCCTTAGTCATTCTAAGACCTAGTGAAGAACCTCTACCACTAAATCCACCCCCTAGTATTTGACCTGATCTACCTTTTTGTGTACACATTAACATATTATCATATTCACACTCAAACTGTAAGGCGTCTGCCACTTGTTGTCCTAGATCATTTGTTTCTACTAAGACATATGCCATATTATATTTTCTACAAATTTCATTTATAATATTAGGAAAGACAACAGGCTTAATTTCATTACTTCTATATTTTGCCACAAGTTTGTATGGCATTTGTGAAGTATCAAATATAGTAAAAGCAGAATAATCATTATTAGTACCTCTCGATACATCAACCGTACAAGTGTAGATATGATCTTTCTTAGGCATTTCAAAAACATCTATTTCACCACTTCTTTGTGGGTCTATATGTGCCAATGCTTTTAATTTACTAGGTGCAATTAATGTGTTTACAGAGCCTAAGAACTCACATTCAAACTCGGTTTGAAATTGTTGCTCACTTGTATTCTTAATTGTTTCTTCTTTCCATTTTTCATCACGACCAGGCACTTCGGTCCAATGTACTTCGATAGGAACATATGTGTTGTTATTATTAACAGCGTCAGTCCATATTTTATAAAACATATTCATTCCGTGTGGTGTAGAAACCATCATAATCTTTGATGACTTACCAGAAGAAATTGTAGGATAAACTGAACTAAAAAATTCGTCAGCAATATTATTAGGTATATAAGCAAACTCATCTAAGAATATTATATTAAAAGAACCACCACGAATAGCAGATGATGAAGTTGCGGCAGCAACAATCTTAGAACCATTTTCTAATTCTAACGAACCTTTGTTCCAATTCATTACGCCTTGTTGCATCCATTTAGGTAGATGTTCGTATGCAAGTTGTAAACGACCTAATAGATCACGAGCAGTAGATGATTTGTTGGCAAGAATAGCAACATTAACATTCTCATTGAATAGAGTATAGTGTAATAGATATGCAATAATGATTGTTGATTTACCAGACTGTCTCGGTAGTTTACAAATTGTAAATCTATTATCGTGAAAAGTATCTACCATCTTTTCTTGAAACTTATACATTTCAAATGGTACTAAACCTCTATCAATGGTAACAATGTTTATAAAATTTGTTATGAAATATTTTGGATCTTCAATACATTTTTGCAATTCAAGAATCTGATCTTCAGTAAATTCTGAAGTAGTAAATGCTTTCTTTAAATTGGGATTGCCGAGATACTGCTCTCGTTGTTTAAGATTTTCCATCTTTACTGTTTTTCTTTAGAAGTTTTTGTAATTCATTTGTAGAACCAATATATAAAGCATTGGTTACACTCTTAGGTCCTGTATCAGGAACTTCTTTTAATCTTCTAAGTCTTTGTTGTAAGCCCAATAAGTCTTGAGATACTTGACTTACTGTTTGAATTAATTGTCCTGCGACCTCATAGGTTCTAGGGTGTTCACTTTCTTTTGCAAGAGATAAAATACCATCTATTGCTTCATTACCTTTTTCAATTAATTTGTAAAGATTTTCTCTACCGTGTTCAAAATCATCTTGCGGATCAGCTGACTCTGGCATTACAACCACTTCCTGTTTTTTTATAGGTGCAGGTGCCAAAATCTGTTCAGCGGTTACTTCTAAAATTTCATTTAGTTTATCATCTATTTTACTCATACTAGTATTTATGCTTTTGTTTTTTACTATTTTTGTTATCACAAAAAAACCAACATATGTTTGGTGCGTTTTGTGGTTTGTTAATTAATGTATCAGCAAAGTTTTTCCACTCATCAGAATTAACCACATCTTCTATTTTATTAATATTGCTAATATGAAATTTATCTTTCATTAAATCTTTGAATTGATCTTCTTCATATCCTTTTTCTTGTACAGTCCAGCAACAAGGCATAATATATCCTTGAGAGTTAAAGCCATACTCTCTAGAATTTTCTCCAACACACATAGGTTGTAATTTTTTTGGATCTTTAGGTCCAGTAAAAATAGTTTTATCATCTATTGAAAATATTTTTTTTTGATTTCTAGACATTCAATTTTTCTAATGTTGCAAAATTACTTTGATCTATATAAAAATTAGGATTAGTAGGTTTGTAAGGATCATTTTCAGAAAATCTTGTAGATAAACTAACTTCAAAAACCATACCGTTATCGTGTGCCATTTGTTTTGCCTGTTCAATATGATCTTCATTATATTTAAAAACTATATACTGCCATCTTGTTTTAATTCCTTTTTGTACACATAATTTTGCCATATTAAACAACTTAATACCGTCTTGATTAATTCTGTACTTATGACTTTCTTCAGGTAAACCATCTATACCAAATACCCACTCACCTTTTCCATAACAATCAAATGCTTCTTCATACCATCTTACTGATTTTTGTGAAGCAGCTGTGTGTATAATTAGATTTGTATTTTTTTGTTTAGCAATTTTTATGAATTCTATTAGATTAGGATTAAATATAGGATCTGATATTTGACCACAACATTGTACTTCATCAAAATAATCTGTAATTACATCCCATTCAGATATAGTCATATCTCTACCAGGCACAGGTCTAATATTTTTATAGTCTGTTTGTCTAACACACATAGGACATTCTAGAGAGCATTTAAACCCTATGTCAATGTTGATTGTTTTTCTGTTGAGAAATTTATTTATCTGTTCCTGATTGCTCATCATAATTTAATCCATCTTCAAAAAACTCTAATGTTTCTGTAAATGTGTAATCGTCATCAGCATCAGCGCCTGAAGGATTAGGAGTGATGGTAACTCTTTCTTGTCTTGATGGATTTTCTGTATTCATTTTAGTATATAAATCAGTAGACGCCTTACGAATAACAGCACCACTAGTGATTGGGCCATAAAGATATATTTTAGCAGTAAAGTTCATAGTGTATATAATTCTTCTATTAGAAGTCATATCACCATCGTAGGTATCTTCATAGTCAACACTATTTAAAACAAAAGGTATATCTCGTTTCACATCCATTGTTTGACTTTCAATAAATGTAACCGTATAGTCTGGTTGAAAGAATGGTAATATCTGTTCTACAATTTGTAGTCCGTCATCTGAATTGGCAGTAAAAGAATAAAGATTAAATCCCACATTGTAAGGCACAGGAGCATATTGTGAAAATACTTTGTTATCATCATTGGCTTTTGCCTTTTTATATTTTAAGTTTTTATTAATTTTACGACTGGGATCATATGAGATCCCAGTCATTTCAAAAGACATTCGAGGTAGAGTGATTGCAACTTTTGATTGATCGCCAGATCCTAATTCAGATTGTTGTTGTAGTCTGGCTAAAAACTTTTCTCTTGGTGCATACATTAAAGGTATTCGTAAACTTGATACTGCTTCACCAGCACTATTGTATCGTCTAACACCTATTGAATTAAATATAGTACCAAAAGCGATAACTGTATTTCTTAAATGTTTATTATAAAAATATTGTCCGAACATTAGAAGTCTTTCCCGAAGTGATAATCAGTTTCTCCGAATGGGTTTCTTTCGCTGAAGTCTAGTATATCATCTGTACTATCACCAGTAGTAGTTGTACCAGACGCAGCTTCAAATTTGTGAGATTGATCTGTCGCCTGTACAGTAGAAAGATCACTAGGTGCAGTCTCTAATAAAATGAAACTTCTATCACCTATATCAGACTCTAACATAATTGAACCAGATGTATCTGTTCCACTTTCAACACTAACTTGATAATTTAATATATTCGTTGACAATGAATCTTCAACGGTATCAATATCAGAAAATCCAGTTGACACTTCTTCCGAAGAGTATTCCCATTTAGTACATCTTAATTTATAAACAGGAACATTATGTATTTGATAAAAAGGTTGTTCGTGTTCTACAAATTGAATTTCAAAGAAAGCATTAACTCTAGCAAACCATATTAGATCACCTTCATTAGGCCTAGTTGATTCAATTAAATTATTTTCTACTTCTAAAACTTTTTGCCATCTCATTTTAGAAACTACTAGAGATACATCATCTCGTAATTCTAAACCAAACTTTCTAACTATTTCTTGTTCGCCAGCAAAACCATCTGTATTCTCAACATACATTTCAATCGCATATGCTGAAGTAAACTTAGAAGCTGTATCTTCTCCTAATACACTATCTTCATTTACTAAAGTTCTTGGTAAATAATAAACATCTTGACCGTAAATAGATAATTGCTCTACGATTAAATCTTCATAAAGACGCTGTTCGTTTGTATTACCGTGATCAAAATAAACATTAGTTGGCATTTTATCCTACCATATAACTGATAGGTGACTCAAAAGTATCTCGTATTTCTACTTCTAGTTTGTTTTTTTCATCTAATGCCTGTGAATAAATTGCTTCTCCATTCATGGAAACTCCACCTAACATTTGAACACCTTGAAATTTTGAGAGATTAGCACCCCATTGTTGCTTAATTAAAGCAGTAGTATATCTTTTTAAAAACATATCATCATAGATATCCACATAACTATTTGGATCTAATTTTCTATAACATTCTATAATTATATACTCACCAGCTGCAACATCATTCTGCCAGTCCATAGCAATATATAATCTGTTATTATGCATATTAAACTTAGTTGGTTTTTCACCGATAAGAATATGATCTAAGAAATCTAAATGTCTCATTGTCATTTCATAATGTATAATTGATGTTGAAGAAAAATCATATAAGTCATTTAATCTCATTTGATATCTGATATCGAACATATTTAAATTTGATTTATCATTGAAATTAAATATACCCATTACTGATAATACAGATGACGGCATTACAATATAATTTTGTTGATTTTTAAAAGTAGTAGAAACAGAACCTTCAGTACCAGTACCAACAGTTTCATCTGATCTTGCTCTATCAATATCGTCCTGTGTAATTTGATACTTCATATACATTCTTTCAACACCGTCATAGTGATATTGTGAGAAGTATTGAAGTGCTTCGTCTATTCTATCATCGACCTGGTCGTCATCTACATTGATTTCAATTACAGGTTTACCTAATGCTCTTAGACAATATTCTTTTAAAGTTGCTTTTGAATTTGGAACAGCCATTTATTTTCCTTCTAGTTTATCTACTTTCGCTGATAATTCTTTTATTGCTTCGATCAATAGAGGAATTAACTTGTCATACCATACTGTTATATATTTATCATCTATTGGCGCTTCGGTTACTACTTCAGGTAACACTTTTTGTACTTCTTGTGCGATTACTCCCACTTGTTTTTTGTCATTATCATATCCTAAAGACTTTGCAGTTTCATTTTCTTTGTAGTACACGCCTCGTATTTCTTTTACTTTATCTAATGCATTTTCAATTTCACCAAGAACATCTTTTAATCTTTCATCTGAATAGTAAGCAGTAATATTATTTGTTGCTCTAATCTCACCTGCAGTACCAGAAGCACCAGTGCCAACACCTAGTGAGTTAAGTTGTGCATTTGAGTTGGTTGAAACATCACCAGCTCCAGCAGGACCAGTAGGTCCTGTAGGCCCAGTAGGACCACCAGGTCCTGTAGGACCAGTAGGTCCTGTGCCTCCTGTAGGTCCTGTGCCTCCTGTAGGTCCTTGAGGTCCTTGAGGTCCTGTAGGACCAGTTGGTGCGTCATAATCTGTTATGAACCATCTGCTTTTAGCACTATTAAATTCGTACCTTACGCCGCCGACGGTATGTGTATCACCATTAGAAGGTGAATTGGGAAAATCTATTGCTGCCATAATGTATTTATACTCCTGGACTATGTATTGTTTTTAAAGTACTACCTGATGAATTTTTAATCAAAAGGGTTACCTTAGATTTGAAAAAAGCCGATACTATTGTATCATCTGCTATTGTACCTGGGGAAGCCTCAACCCATTGTGCTGAATTACCATCGTTGTAGTAAATAAATAAACTACCATCTTCTTCATCCCACCAAAGGTCGCCATCACTAGGACTACTAGGTGCATTAACTGTCGTACTAACACCAGCAACAGGACCAGTAGGACCAGTAGGGCCAGTAGGACCTGTAGGACCAGCAGGTCCAGTAGGACCAGCAACTGTCGAATCTGCACCCGTAGGACCAGTAGGTCCAGTAGGACCACTAGGACCAGTGCCGCCAGCAGAACCAGTAGGACCAGCAGGACCACCAGGACCCGTAGGGCCAGTAGGACCTTGAATAGAACCCCCACTAACAAATTGACTACCATCCCATACATGAAAACTATCATCAGCTTGTACTATATATGCGTCACCATTTGTCTGACCAGAACTTGGTAAAGACGGAGTATTTGCTACTTGACCTTTAAAGGTTATACCAGTACCAGCAGAACCAGTAGGACCAGTAGGGCCACCAGGCCCAGTAGGACCAGTAGGGCCAGTAGGACCACCAGGTCCAGTAGGTCCTGTGCCTCCATCATTACCATTACTACCTGCAGGACCAGTAGGGCCTGTAGGACCAGTAGGACCTGCGACTGTCGAATCTGCACCAGCGTTACCAGTAGGTCCTGTAGGACCAGTAGGGCCACCAGGCCCAGTAGGACCAGTAGGGCCAGTAGGTCCAGCAGGACCATCTGGAATAGTAAAGGCAAATACTTTTGCTGTATCAGGCCCAGACGCAGTTATAGCAATAGGTGAACCTGTTTGAATAGTTGGAGTACCGAAACCTGCAGCAGCACCAGTAGGACCACCAGGACCAGTAGGTCCGTCTCCACCAGTAGGACCAGAAGGGCCTGTGCCTCCAGAAGGACCAGTAGGACCAGTAGGCCCAGTAGGACCACCAGGACCCGTAGGGCCAGTAGGACCTGCAACTGTCGAATCTGCACCAGTAGGACCAGTAGGCCCAGTAGGACCTGCGACTGTTGAATCAGCGCCTGTAGGCCCAGTAGGACCACCAGGTCCCGTAGGGCCAGTAGGACCACCAGGCCCAGTAGGTCCAGTAGGACCAGAAGGCCCAGTAGGACCTTGAATAGAACCTCCACTAACAAACTGTGAACCATCCCACATATGGAAAGTATCATCTGCCTGTACAATATAAGCGTCACCGTTTGATGGTGTCGGACTTGAAGGTAAAGAAGGAACATTCGCTACTTGACCTTTGAAGGTTACACCAGAACCAGCAGAACCAGTAGGCCCGGTAGGACCACCAGGACCCGTAGGGCCAGTAGGACCTGTTGAACCTGCAGGACCAGTAGGACCAGTAGGACCAGCACTACCATTAGAACCATCATTACCATCACTACCTGCAGGACCAGTAGGCCCAGTAGGCCCAGCAACTGACGAATCAGCGCCTGCAGGACCAGTAGGACCAGTAGGCCCAGTAGGACCTACAACTGTCGAATCTGCTCCAGTAGGACCTGTAGGCCCAGTAGGACCAGTAGGGCCAGTAGAACCTGTAGGACCAGATGGAATAGTAAAAGCAAAAACTTTAGCGGCGTCAGGTCCAGATGAGGTTACAGCGATAGGCGCACCTGTTTGAATAGTAGGGGTACCAAAACCTGCAGCAGTACCAGAAGGACCAGTAGGCCCAGTAGGACCTGCGACTGTTGAATCTGCACCAGTAGGTCCCGTAGGGCCTGTAGGACCAGTAGGCCCAGCGACTGTTGAGTTTGCACCAGTAGGACCAGTAGGACCATCAGGTCCCGTAGGGCCAGTAGGACCAGTAGGGCCAGTACCACCTGTAGGACCAGTAGGTCCAGCAAGTGCTGTATTTGCAACCGTTGCCTTTTTAATATTTCCAGAATCAGAGGTATCTTGTATTAGAAGTAAATCATCTGAAGCGATACTTGTAATTTCTGAATGCTCTGATATTACATCAATCTTTGCCTTACCGGTTACACCATCGATACTAATACTTCTATCTCTAGCCATTTTATTCTTTTGCCTCTGTTGTAGTTAAGAAAGCAACCCACCTATAAGTATGCCCTGCTATACCGGTTACTTTTACATAAATTGTATCGTTTGTTGCGTCAGCGCCAACATCTGCTGACAAAGCAACATTATCTTCAGCAATAATAATTTCGTATAAGGTACCAACATCAGCGACTGTACCAGCATTGTTATCTATGATACCTTTAAAGTGATAACCAGCACCAATACCATCTGAGTCAGTTCTTCTTGCGGCGATATCAACACTATACATTATAGTTGAATTAGCTGCAACACCCACTCTAGAGTTAGAAACGCCACCTACAAAGATTTCTGTTTCAGTTGCATTTGAAGTTGTGCCTGTTAAAACATATTGTTGAGTAACCGCATTTGCTGTAGCACCTACAGGATCACTACCTAAAACAACAATGTTATCACTAGTGTCTCTAATATAAATTTTCTTATCGGCAGTATTTACTGCCATTTCTCCAACTACTATATCACTTGTACCTGGGACACTATTTGCCGTTTCACTTTTTTTTGGTTTTATTACTGTTGCCATTATTCACCTTAGTGTTTAATCTCGTTATCTCTTTTGTTAAATTTATATTCTGATCTTCTACTTCAGATAACTTAGCCTGTAATAAAATATTCTCACCCATAACACTCGTAAGTTTCTTTGAGTAAGCAGTCAGAACATAATTTATATTTACTTCACCTGTTATTGTTTGTGCGTCATCATATTTTGTCATTATATATTCACTTTCTTAATTATTAATATGTGCCTCCATCAACATCACCAAACGCAGGTGCCGAAGCACCGTTTGAAGTCATTACCTGACCAGCAGTTCCTGCACCGAGTACAGTTATTGCACCAGTACCATTTGCCATTAACATTCTGTTTGCAGTTAAACTAGAAGCGCCAGTACCTCCGTTTGCAACGGGAAGTATACCGGTTACTTTTGCAGTTAGATCAATACTACCTGCCAACATAGCATTTGTAATACCAGTTGCCTTAACTCTTAATGCATCCGAACTAATTTCTATTGAAGAATCATCTACAGCAACATTTAAAGTATTACCAGTTTTTGTTAATGCAGAACCAGCAGTAATTTGACCAGCACCAGAGAATTGTGATACAGTTAAATCTGTCGTACCGATAGTAGGTGTACCGTTATGAGTAAATACAAACCCATTATCAGCGTTTGCAGTACCTTGTTCAGCAAATACAAAAGTACCACCAGTCATCTCAGCCGCTGTATCTGTATCTGTCGCTCTTGTTAGTACAAAAGTTGCAGAAGCGCCACCAGCGTTGGTTACTGTATAAACACCATTTTGTGCAGCGTCTGTTTGATCTTTAATTAATACTCTATCACTTGTTGACATTGACACGCCATCAATAGTAAGAGCGCCGTTTGCATTTGCAGTTAGTGTTGCACCAACACCACTTGAACCGTTTGCATATGTTGAGGCAGCAAGAGCAGCAGCACTTGCAACCTTAACTGAATCTTTAACATCTAATCCTGATTTAACAGCGTCAACATATGCCTTAGTGGCAGCGTCTTGTGCTTGTGTAGGATCAGCAACTTCAGTTAATCTGTTTGCATTAAAGTCAATCGTTTGACCAGAAGCGACAGCAAGTCCTCCATTAAATGTTGCAGCCTGTGTGAAAGAAGCAGTACCGGTTACGGTAACTACATCACCTGAAGCATCCCCTAGTGTGACCGCACCATTCAATACAGTTGCACCGGTTACAGTATGTGAACCGGTTACAGCAAGGTCTTGACTTAATACAACATCACCATCAGCTTCAATAGTAATAGCGTCTGTATCACTTGTAGAACCAACAGTTCCCCCATTACCAATAATAACATTACCTGTAAATGTACCAGCAGCACCTGTGATTGTACCATCTGAAGTTAGATTTCTTATTGTGGCGATATCTCTGTTTGCGTCAAGTACGAGTGCTTTAGAAGCAGCTGCAGTACCAGCAGTAATATCTTCTACTTGCTCAAGGTCTGATTCTACCATAGTTGCAGAACCTATTGTAAATCCTGTACCAGTTATTACACCACCAGCAGTAATTGTTCCTGTATTACCTATATTTCTAAAACCAGCAATATCTTTATCAGAATCTACAATAACTGCTTTAGAAGTTGAAACTGTCCCAGCAGTGATACCATCTAGTAAATTTAATTCTGTTGCTGTAGAAGTTACCGCTGTGCCGTTAATAGTTAATGCGTCTGTTTCTAAAGTACCATTAATGTCAGCGTCACCTTCAATATCTAAAGAAGCGGCGTCTAATTCACCTGTTATTGTAATATTTCTAGCACCTGTAATATCTTTATCTGAATCAACAACCATTGCTTTAGAAGCAGAAACAGTACCAGCAGTAATAGTATCAAGCATTTCTAATTCTGCTTCTGTAATTACAGCAGAACCGATTGAGAATTGTGTAGTAAACACAGGACTTGCAAGTGTTTTATTTGTAAGTGTGTGAGTACCTGTTTTTGTAACCACAGTCGAGTCGATTGCAGTTGAAATCTGATTGTTTGAAACAGTTGTATCTATACCTGTACCACCAGCAAAAGTAATTGTTTCTTCAGTACTAACTGGATCATTTGAACCAGAGTCAGCAGCAATATTAAGTGCCGTTGTAATTGCACCGAAAGATAATGCACCAGAACCATCGGTTACGATTGGTTGACCAGCAGAACCATCAGCACCTGGTAATGTTAAAACTAAATCAGAAGCTACAGAGTTAGGTGCCTTTAATGAAACTGAATTAGAACCATTGTTAGTTCCTTCTTGTAATTCTATTGTGCCGCCAACAGTTGTACTATTTCCTATTTTCATAGTACTAATTGCACTATTTGAATCTACGAGTACAGCAGAACTTGCAGTTAATGTTCCTAATGCATGATCAGCAAGATCAGAAAAATACTTACCACCTATTACGAGTACACTATTTCCATCGTGATCACCTACGAATAATCTTTGACCAGCATTACCAGCTGTTCCAGTTCCGTATGATATCGCTAATTCTCCTGCTGATAAACTTGTAGGAGCACTAGTGCCGGACGCTGTTGATCTTTTTATTTTTAATATCGTTGCCATTTATCTCTCCTAAAAACTTCCACCATTGATAATTATTGTGCCACCAGTTGTTGGTTCAATCGAGGTAGTAGTTGTAAATTTATTTGTTGCCCCATTAAACATAAGAATAGAGCCATCAGAAACGGTAGTTGCATTAACATCAGTTAATCCTGCAAGTGTAGTTATTCCAGCACCCGCTTTTACAGTTACCTGACCTCTAGTCCCACCTGAATCTACTGAAACGCCGATAGAACCAGTAGTTCCAACTTTTGCTGTTACCATATTACTTATCTCCTTTAAGTACTAGTTACCTGTGGGTGAACTGTTATTTGTCCCTCAATAACTCTGGTTTTTGCCCCACCAGAAGTCTGGGTAATCTCTACATCATATACAAATCTGCCTGCGGATAGAGCAGTTGTTTGAGTATTAGTCAAAGTTAAAGTGATCTCTCCTGCGGTAGCATTACTAATGGCTGCCGTTATACTTGTTTTTGTAGAACTTGCATATGTTTTTGCCATTTGAGATTTTACTGTATAACCAGTAAGATCAAAGTCTGTACCGTCTGTATTATCTAGATTAATCGTAGTTGTGAAATCCGCACCTTGGTCTATTTGTAAGTTTGCTATCGTTGCCATAATACTATTTATAACATTTATCTAGTCCAAGTTTTAATAAATGGGATACTAAAATCTTTATCTAAATACTTCTCATAATCAGTAATACCCATAAATTCTAACACCTCATAAGGTTTTAAATTCTCAATATCTTCATAATATATCTCTCGTATATTTGTAGATACTTTTTTTAAATGATCAACAAGTCTATCCATTAGTTTATCAATCAATATTATACCTGTATGTTCTGCCCAGGCTGGTACTTTAAATGATAGTCTTTTCTTATATATTCTTTTTGTTCTTTCTATTAATTCTGTCTTATCTCGTTCTCGTTCAGCAAAAAATAAGTTAGTTTTATTTGTCAACCATCTTGATATGCCTTGCTCAATCTTGTTTTTTCTTCTCAATACTATAAAATCTGTACCATCAGTAGGTGGTATGTTCATCTCA